CTTGACTTCGCAAAAATCCCGCGCGCGCGGGAAAAGGGGTTAAAAATGGCAAAGCTGACAGAAGGAAACATCAGAAAATCGCTTCTCGACCAGCTGACAGCCCAGAACAAGCAGACAGACTACTGTATCGACCTGGTCGAGATGTATGTCACACACTGGAAGCTGGCACAGCAGCTCAAGAAGGACATTAAAGACAACGGGATCCGGATCACCGTGCAGACAGGGAACGGGCACGACAAAGAGATCACGAATCCGTCGATCGGAGACCTGCAGAGGGAGACAGGCATCATGCTCCAGATCCTGGACAAGATGGATCTGAAGACGCCGGTGCTGGCGGGATCGAAGGATGATTACATGTGATGCGATCACTGACTACATCCAGTATGCGAAAGAGCATCCGAAGTGGATAAACCGCGATCGCAAACTCCTGATCAGGAACATCGTAAAGCCGACGCTCAGACGAAAGGACGTCTGGTTCGACAAAGAGACCTATGAGGACTGTGTCAGGTACATAGAGAGCAACTATTACCAGCTCTTCCTGTACCAGAAATTTATCATCGCGTTTATATTTTTCTACACGCTCCCGGATAACGAGCCGCTGTTCCCGGAGATTGTGATCCTGATGGGCAGAGGGAACGGCAAAGATGGCCTGATGGCTCCCTTGGCAAATTTCTTCCAGACACCGATGTATGGCGTCCAGGAATACCACATAGAGCTGGTCGCGAATTCCGAGGATCAGATCAAGGACACGTATACAGTCGTATATAACCGGCTGCATGACAACCCGAAGTTCAAGGGCAAGTTCAAGGTGACTAAAGAAGTCATCGAGAACATGGAAACGCGGTCGCTCCTCAGATACAACACATCAAACGCCAGGACAAAAGACGGTAAAGCTCCAGGCTGCATATTCTTCAACGAGTACCATGCCTACGAAAATAACGAGACCGTGAACGTCTTCGAGTCTTCGGAAGGCAAAAAGCGTCATTTCCGCGAGATCATCATCACGACGAACGGATATGTGCGCGAGGGGCCGCTGGACAAGCTCCTGGACGACTGCCGGAAGATCCTGGAGGGCGGAGCAAATCCGTTAGGGATCTTCCCGTTCCTGTGCCGGCTTGACAATGAGCGCGAGATCGGCAAGGAAGAGCCCATGCACAAGGCCAACCCGTCCATGGAATACATGCCGACACTGCGAAGAGCGATCGCCAGAGGATGGATCAAAGCCAAAGGAGACCCGGAAAAGTATCGCGAATTTGTCACAAAGCGATGCAACCTTCCGCAGCTGAGGGAGGAGCAGGCCGTCACGACCTGGAAAAACATCCTGATGTGCTCATACAGGGACGTGAAGAAAAAGAGTATCCGGAAGTCTCAGGACACGACAGGAAAATTGGCGATCGTAGCTCTGGACTATGCAGATGTCAGGGACTTCGCGTCTGCGGGCGTGCTAACGATCGACGACGACGGAAACCACAAGTGGAGACAGCATACATGGATCTGCAGCGAAAGTCCTTACCTGACGTCGATCAAGTTCCCGATCGACAACATAGGGAAAGCTGGCTTCCGGGACTTTGAAGTCGTGAAGGCTCCCGTGATCCCGGTCGACAGGATAGTCGACTGGGTGGAAGACAGGATACAGGAATACGTGGTAGTCAAGATCACGATGGACACATACAGGTATACGCTCTTCAAAACGGAGTTCGAAAAGCGAGGGATCCCAATCGAGACGAGGGACAATCCACAAGGAATGGTCAGGCTGATCCGCAAAGTCGGGTCTGTTTGCGGGATCATCGCGCCGACCATACAGAAACTGTTTTCAGAGCACATGATCGACTACGGAGACAGCGCGATCATGCGCTGGTACACACAGAACACGGGGACATTGACCGACAAATATGGCAATACGCAGTTCGTGAAGATCGAGCCGAAGCTGCGCAAGAACGACGGGTTTATGGCGTTCGTGGCCGCGGAGTTTTCTGCGGATCTGCTGAAAGAGCAGGTGGTTTATGTTTGAATGGCTATTCAGAAAAAATGACGGGACGGTCGTCAACATACTGGACATGATCGCCAGAGATCTGACACGGGTGCAGCTGGCAGCCATGGCACAGGAAAAGGCTGCCGGCATGATAGCGAAGGCGATCGCGAAGAGCGAGATCGTGCTCATGAAAAGCGGCGAGAGACGGAAAGATATCGAATACTTCCGCCTGAACATCCGGCCGAACGACAACGAGACGGGGACAGACTTTTGGTTCAGCGTCGCGCGCGAGCTCGCATCCAGGGGAGATGCCGTCGTGGTACGCATGCCTGACGGCAAGTATTACAGGGCTGCCAGCTGGTCGACAGATAATTATGTGCTGTACCCGAAGACATACAGGAACATCGTCCTGACAGACGGCCGCGACCAGTACACAATGCGATACGGAGTCAGCTCGGATGACATCATGCATTTCCGTTATTCGTCCAGAAAGCTGAGGGAATACGCGGACAATGTCCTGAACAGCATGAACGAGGCACTGAACGCGATCCAGGCACTGGAGACGGTCTCACATACTCCGATTCTGAAGTACAAAACGGATTCGAACATGTCATTCCGCCGCAGGACTCAGGATGGCAAGGAGGTCAGGATCGCCATCGACGAAGTCATGGAAGAGCTCAGGCAGAAGGTCGACGGAAAGAAACTGGCTATCATACACGAACAGACAGGGACCGCGCTGGAATTCATGGACCACAAGGCCCAGGTAACAGCCGCAGAGGTCGCAGCCATGGCGGAACTGATCAACAAAGAGGCTGCCGCGGCGTACGACATCCCGGTCAGCGTCTTTAATGGACAGATCACGGAGCAGTCAGATGCTTCGAACGAATTTATCACATATGCGGTCAGCCCGCTGGCGGAGGTGATCAGCGACACACTGAACGCCAAACTGGTCGGCGACCGTGACTATATACGCGGGGAGCGCGCGTTCGTATGGCTCGCGCACTTTAAGCACATCGACGTGATAGATGCTTCCCCCAACCTGGACAAGCTGCGCGCGATCGGGTTCAACCTGGACGAGCTGTTCGAGATGGTCGGTTATCCGGCTCTTGGGACAGACTTTTCGACGCAGCGTGCACTCACTAAAAACTACGCGACGGAAGGCGGAGAGGAAGGCGTAGAGCCGACGGGCGGCGCTGATGATCCCGCTGAGGAGTCCGCAGTCAGTAACAGAAAACAGAGCAAACACAGAGAAAGGAGGGAAAGAAGGCATGGCAAAAACGAAGGAGCCTAAAAAGTTCTACTCGCTCGTTCACGACAGCGACGCGGCAGAGGCAGATCTGTACATATTCGGCGACATTGTCAGCTGGGCGTGGCCGGAATATGGCGAGCAGTCCGGAGTGACGATCGCAAACGCGCTCAAAGATCTGGATGTCGACAGGATCAACGTCCACATTAACAGCTACGGCGGAGATGTGGCCGAAGGTCTGGCCATCTATAACGTCCTGCGCGAGCACAAGGCCCAGATCGTGACGATCTGCGACGGCTTCGCCTGCAGCGCGGCGTCAGTCGTGTTCATGGCCGGAGACCGGCGCGTCATGAGCCCTGCTTCCCTGCTGATGGTCCACAATGCGTGGACATATGCACGCGGGAACGCGGAACAGCTTCGCAAGGCCGCTAATGACATCGAGACGATCACGAAAGCGCTGATCGAGGCATACAAGGATGTCGCGACGATCTCCGAAAAGAAGATCAAAGAGCTTCTGGACGAAGAGACGTGGATCCTGCCTGCAGATGCGATGGCATATGGCTTCGCGACTGAGATCGATGAAGATGACGACGAAGACGACGAGGCGGGAGCCCAGATGTCGGCGTTCAGGTCGATCATGCAGAAACTGACCGGAAAGGATCCGGAGCCACTGACAGTGATCCACGCCCAGGAGGCGCAGACACCCGTGGACATGACAGACGATTCCATCGACAAGCTGGCCGCGAACATCTCCGGAAGGCTGCTGGAAGCCTTGCTGGAGCCGAAAGAGCCGGCAAAGCCCAAAGAACAGGAAAAGCCGGACAACGGCTGGAGCTCGTTCTTCGACTGAAAAAACAACAAGCCCATAACACCAATAACTGATAACAGCACCAAAAACCGAAAGGAGAAATGCAGATGAAGGTCGATAAAGCACCCATCAGCGAGGAAACAAAGGCAGCGATCTCGAAGATGCTGAACGAGACTGAAGACAAGGCTGCAGCGATCACTGAAGCGATCGAGATGATCACCGCCGAGACACACAAGGACCTGATCGACAGGATCCTGGCAGACGCAAAGCGCGCCGAGTATGACAAAGAGTATAAAAAGAGCCTGGGACTCCGTCCTCTGTCTGAAAAGGAGACAAAGTTCTACAGCACCCTGAAAATGGGCGCGAAGGCTGCCGTCACCGCGAACCAGATCGACATTATCCCTGTGGAGACGGTCGACAGGACCCTGGAAGACATCCGTAGCGAGTACCCGATCATGCAGCTGATCAGCTTCGCACCGGCAAACGTCAAACACTGGCTGACCGCCAGCAAGACCGGCGGATCCGTATGGGGCGCCCTGACAGACGCGATCAGCAACAGCGCAGAGCTGTCGGCCACTATCGCCGCGATGAACATCGAGGTCAGCAAGCTGTATGCGTTCTGCGTGATCCCGAAAGCGATCCGCGACCTGGAGATCGGATACGTCGACAAATACTTCCGCGCTGTCCTGGCAGAGGCCATGTATGACGGCGTCGTGGCCGGATACCTGGACGGCAACGGCAAGACTGCCCCGATCGGCATCCTGCGCCAGATCGATACCGTCGGCCAGGACGGCACCCACACCGCAAAAACAGTAAACCAGACCCTCAAGGGGTTCGGCCCTAAGCAGCTGGCTCCGGTGCTGACTACACTGTCTAAGAACGGCAAGCGCGCAGTCACAGGCCTGTTCCTGATCGCGAACCCGACTGACGTCTTCCAGTACGTCAATCCCGCCCTGTATGGCGACACGATCAGCAATGGCTATGTTTCTAAGTCTTTCATGCCGATCACAGTCATCCAGGAGCCCAACATGGCAGCGGGCAAAGCAGCCATCACCATGAGCGGACGCTACACCATGGGATTCTCCGGCATGCAGGTCGAAGAGTACAAGGAGACCAAAGCCATGGACGACGCGGACCTCCTGATCGCGAAGATCTACGGAAACGGCCGCGCGGACGACGACTCCAGCGCCTACATCTTCAACCCGGCTAAGCTCGAGGAGTACATCCCGACTGTGCTGACGAAGACGGAAAGCGAAACCTGATCCAAGAAGTAAACAGGCAGAGGAAAGGGGCGGAATATGATGAGTGAAGAACTGGTCGCGGCTCTCTGCGGCGAGATCAGGGCGGACAATCAGATCCCGCCCTATACTGATGACGATGTGATCGCACGGTCCGTGCAGAAGTGTGCGGCGCGCCTGGAATCCCTGAAGCCGGGCGTCAACTGGGACACCGACGTGCTGGGCCGTGCCTACCTGAAGGATTTTGTCTATTACGACATGGTACACAGGTACGAGGAATTTCTGGACAACTACGGGCCGGACATCCGGTCGTGGCAGCTGAGCGAGGTGATAACAGATGCGGCTGGATAAGATGGCAGCTCTCCCGGAGTACACGGACGGCTGCTTCGAACTCTACGACATTGTCGACGAGGACAATGAGCGGAAGATCCGCAGGCGGAGGATCGGCCGGATCTGGTTCCGGGAAGCGGCCATATACGACCGCACACGCGTCACATTTGAGCAGGCGGACATGGAGATCTCGATGAAGATCTGCATCCCGAAGTGGGACGGGATCAGCTCCGACTGCGTATGTGTAATTGATGGGCAGCAGCACAAGGTCTTCAACAAGGCGGATGTGCTGTCAAGGCAGGGCTATCCGGAGACGGAGCTGACTCTGATCAGCCCGCCGATGGATTACGAGGAGATTTCATGAAACTGACGAAGGAAAGGTTCGTCGCGATCGTGCAGTCGGTCGGCGTGCCGGCCCGTGAGGGCGAAAGCTATCTGGATGACGCGAAAGTTTTCCCGAAGATAGCATACTGGGAATATGTCTGGACGGACGAAAAAGCGTCCGGCGAGGCCTATGAGACCGTCGTCACATATCAGATTTCATTCGCCAGCAGGAACGCAAGGAACGAGAAACTGCTGGCGCTCAAGAAGGCGCTGAATGATGCGGGACTGCACCCTGTTTTTTATCACGAATACGTGAAAGCGCAGAACGGCCCGGGGTACCATCACACATACTGCTCGGTCGACGTCACTGAGACGCTGCCGGAAGGAGCGGATCCATGAGCGCGAACCTTGACGGACTCCAGGACTTCCTGGACGATCTCGAAAAGTACGCAAAGGCTGCGGACGAAGCTCACGTCACAGAAGTCCTGATGGCAGGGGGCGAATCACTGGCGGAAGATGTCCGCAAGCTCCCGCGCCCGCGCAGGCCGCTGTCCGGCATCACCCACATGCTGGACACGGTGAAAGCGGTAAAAGAAGGAGCTGCCGTTCAGGTCGGCTGGGGCGCCTACTATGGCGCATTTGTCGAACGCGGCACGCGGAAGATGCGCGCCCAGAGGCACATGGGCCCTGTGTGGGACGCAAACAAAGAAAGATACTACAAGCAGATGCAGCAGAAGCTGTTTGAAGCGAATGGAGGTTTTTAAATGGCTACAACAGAAGTGAGACCCAGCACAAAATACACTGTCGGCGCACAGTATATCTGCTTCAATACAAATGAAAAATGGGCTGCCGGGTCCTTCGAGACAGCAGTGACGAAACTGCCGACCGTTGTCGACATTGATGTCGCCGACAATGCCGATTCCTACGAATCCTATGCATCCGGCGAGGTCTATGATTCCGACACTGTCGTCACGTATAAAGACATTTCTGTCACGGAGCTGGCGTTTTCCGAGGAGATCCGGGCAAAGATGCGCGGAGACACGACAGACGAAGGCATCATCCTGTCCGGCGGCATCAAGAAGCGCCCGTTCTTCGCGTACGGCGTCCCGGTCCAGAAAAAGGATGGATCTAAGAAGCTGCAGTGGTTCCCTAAGTGCAAACTGGTCGAGAGCAGCGACAAAACCGCAACCAGCACAGCAAAGCACAGCGACCAGACGGACACCATGACGATCCGCGCATATGGCTTTGACGCGGACCAGAACCAGGATGTCAGCGTCCTGACATCTGTCGCTGAGAACGAAGGCATCACAGAGGAGAAATTCTTCGCGGCTCCGCTGACCACTATCGCAGCAGCGAAGGCGCTGAGGACTGCATCCTCCGGGACATGAAAAGACATTAATGATCCGGAAACAGGCGGCCAGAATCTGACACCGACACTGGGAACGAAAGGATAAAAGAATGGAAAACCAGACAACACAGGCGACGGAAGCCGCTTTTGTGCTACATGACATTACGGCGCCGGAACTGTGGCAGATGGTCAGGGTTCTGCGCCGCATCAATATCAAAGAAGCCGTCCAGAGCATAGACCCGAAGCTGTGGAAAAAATCAAAATTCGAGCCGCCGGCCATGATCGACGACGAGGGAAACCGCGTCCCGCTTCCGGAAGAGAAGTGGACAGAGTCACAGATCCGCGCCAGAGACAAAGCGAAAGAGGCGTCGGACGCGCTCTTCTGGCAGCTCCTGGGCATCATGATGGACAACATAGGAAGCTGCGAAGGAGAAGTGAACAAGCTCCTGGCCATGAGCATCAGACAGAATCCTGACGTTTTCGCGGAGATGCCTGCGCAGCAGTACCTTGGCCTGATCGTGCAGTACTTCACCCGGGAGGGCTTCAGTGATTTTTTTACACAGGCGTACTCGTTACTTGTAAAGACGGGGGCATCGCAGAACTTTACAGGAGTTGCGGGGATGTTAACCAGATGATCGAGAGCTCCGCGGCTGCCGGTTGCCTGGGCGAGACGATAAAAGGCGTATTTGATCAGGAGACTGACAGGCTTAGGTTCCAGCGATGGCTGGCACACGGAGCCGGTATGAGCTACGAAGAATTCTGGAGCAAGAAAAATGGCTGATGAGATCAAGAGGGTCGGCATAGAGCTGACGGCAGAGGGCGCGAAAGACTTCGCGGCATCCATGAAAGAAGTGCAGGCGTCCACAAAAGAAGCCTACACAGAACTGAAGCTGGCACAGTCGCAGTATGACAAAAACACGTCAGTGACCCAGAAGTTGGCCGACCGCCAGAAGTATCTCCAGTCAGTTACAGAGCAGTACACCAAAAAGCAGGAGATCCTGCGGGCAGAGCTGAAGGACCTGGAATCGGCAGAGGAACGCGACGAGACTGCCATCGCAAAAAAGCGGGCAGAGCTGAACCAGTGCACAGCGAAGCTGAACGACTATAAAAGCGGCCTTGAAAAGGCTAACAACGAGATCAAATCCCATTCTGCGCAGCTGAAGGAATGGGGAGAAAAACTCGGAGACATCGGCGGCAAGGTAAAAGGCGCAGGCGAAGCTCTCACGAAGGGCGTGACTGCGCCGATCGCCGCCGTCGGCGCCGCGTCCGTGGCGGCCTGGAAAGAGGTCGACGAGGCCATGGACACCGTCACAACGAAGACGGGAGCGTCCGGGAAAGCCCTTGAAGACATGCAGCAGAGGGCGAAGAACATCGCGGAGACTATTCCGACCAGCTTCCAGACTGCCGCCGATGCGGTCGGCGAGGTCAACACCAGGTTCGGCGCGACCGGGGAGGAGCTGGAAGATCTGTCGACAAAATTCGTGCAGTTCGCAGAACTGAACGAGACAGACGTATCCAGCTCGATCGACAGCGTACAGTCAGCGATGGCAGCCTGGGGAGTAGAGACAAAAGACGCCGGCCTGATGCTGGATATGCTGAACAAAGAGGGCCAGGACACAGGCGTTTCTGTCGACAAGCTGTCTGACATGCTCAAGACCAACAAGACGGCGATGTCCGAAATGGGCTTCACTGTTTCGGATTCCGCGAAGTTCCTGGCCAACCTGGACAAGAACGGCGTGGATGCCGGAACAGCCATCACCGGCCTGCGGAAAGCCCTGCAGAACGCGACAAAGGACGGCAAAACGTCAAAGCAGGCGCTGGATGAACTGCAGAAGAAGATGGGCGAGGGAACGTCAAAGACGGACGCCTATGCGGCTGCGGTTGAAGTGTTTGGGGCAAAAGCGGGCCCTGCGATCGCGGATGCTGTCCGGGAAGGCCGCATCTCCTTCGAGGAGCTGGGGACATCCCTGGAAGAATACGCGGGCAATGTTAAAAACACATTCAACGAAACACTTGACCCGCTCGACCAGCTGCAGGTCAGCATGAATACAGCGAAGGACCTGGGTGCCGAGATCGTCGAGGCGGCGGCCCCGATGATCGTCGAAGCGATGACCATGATCCGGGACGGGATCACGAGCCTGAAAGAAAAGTGGGACGGCCTGGACGAGAACCAGCAGCAAACGATCATCAAGATCGCAGGGATCGCTGCGGCGGTTGGCCCACTCCTGGTGATGCTCGGGACCGTGATCGGAGTGGTCAGTAACATAGTTTCAGGCGTTGCAACGCTCTCCGCAGTGATCGGCGCTCCTCTACTGCTGCCGATCGCCGCTGTTGTCGCAGCCATCACTGGAGTGATCGCGATCGGCGTCCTGCTCTATAAAAACTGGGACACGATCACCGCGAAGGCCGGAGAGATGGCAGCCGGCATAAAGCAGAAGTGGGAAGATTTCAAGTCTGACACGGCCCAGAAGTTCCAGGACATCAAAGACGGAGCTGCCCGGAAAGTCGAAGAGCTCAAGACTGCAGCGATCGACAAAGCCCGCGCCCTGAAAGAGGGAGCCGCCCAGAAGTTTGAAGAATTGAAGTCGGCAGCGATCGAAAAGACCCGGGCCTTGAAAGATGGAGCCGTCCAGAAGATCCAGGAGACGAAGGACAGCGTCACCCAGAAGGTCCAGGAGATGAAAGACTCTGCAGTCCGGAAGATTGAGGAGCTTAAGTCCGGAGCGACGTCAAAATTCGACGCCGTGAAGCAGAAGGCGAAGACGGCATTCGAAGAAACGAAGAAAGCGATCACTGATCCAATAAACAAAGCGAAGGAAACGGTCCAGAGCGCGATCAGCAGGATAGAAGGACTGTTCAGTCGCGCCAGGTTCAAGTTCCCTTCGATCAAGACACCACATTTCTCCTGGGACTGGATAAACATCGGCGGGATCGTCTCTGTACCGTCGATACATGTCAACTGGTATAGAAAAGGCTACACAGACCCGGTGCTCTTTAAGTCGCCGACGGTCCTGGCAACATCTTCCGGGCTGAAAGGCTTCGGAGACGGCCCCGCCAATGACGCGGAGCTCACATATAGCAGGAATGCGCTGATGTCAGACATCGAAGAGGCTGTCAGCCATGTCGTAGGAAACGGAGCGAGACAGATTGCGCCGGTGGTAAACATCAACATTAATGTTTACACGCAGCCGGAGCAGGATCCGGAAGAGATCGCGCAGTTTGTAGCGCGCCGGATGGAGCAGGAATTCAGGCGGACGGGGGCCGCATGGGCATGAGCAACTATCTAAGCTATGGCGGGATCCTATCCTCAGATTACGGGATCAGGATCCTGGACGTAAACGACCAGGATAAGCCGCAGCGGGATTATACATCCGTATCTATCCCGGGGAGGAAGCGCGACCTGCACTATGATAATGGCCGGTATGAGAATATTGACCGCGTGTATAAGTGCGTGGTTTACAGCGGTTCGCAGAGGACGGCGGAAGCTGCCTTCGACGATTTCACGGCAGCCATGATGCGGCCGAAAGGCTACCAGCGCATCGAAGACAGCATGCACCCGGAATACTACAAGATCGGCGAATTCAAAGGTGGCACAGAACCGGAATTCGCCGCGAGCAAAGGCGTCGCGACATTCGAGCTGACATTTGACTGCGATGCCAGGAAGTATCTGAAGGCCGGGGAGACACAGCTGACACTGGCCGCCGGGACAAACACCATCGCAGGCCAGGGGACAGAAGACGCGTATCCGGTTTTTGAGCTGACAGGAAACGGATACATAGAGATCTCCGGCCGGAGGATCACAGTCGCAAACAGCCCCGGGACAATGATCATCGACTGCGAGCTGGGCGACGCCTACAGCAAGGCGGCGCACACGAATTACAACCAGTACATAACACTGACAGGAGACGGGGAGTTCCCGGTACTGACGCCGGGATCTAATTCTATCTATGTCTCCGGATTCACATCCAGAAAAATGACAGCGAGGTGGGCGAGGACATGATCCCTGTTTTATTTGCTAAAGGAGCGACAGACTTTTCAAGCAACGGGCTCGGGAAACTGACGGATACGGTCTCCGCGAAAGTCAGGCAGGAGAGGAATGGCAAACTCGAGCTGACGATAAAGTATCCGGCAGGGGGCGTGCATTTTGATGAGATCGGCCACTCCTGCGTGGTCACAGCTCCGCCGGAAGACGGAAAGGATCCTGAGCCGTTCCGGATCTACTCCATATCGAAACCGATCGACGGGATGTGCACGATCAAGGCAGAGCATATTAGCTACCAGCTCTCATACATCCCGGTCACTCCCTTCGGGCCGGTCTCTTCGATCGCGCAGGCCATGATCGGCCTCAAAGCGAACGCTGCAGAGGCGTGCCCGTTTGAATTCTGGACAGACAAACAGTCTGCAGGATCCTTCGAAGTGACGGAACCGAAGTCCATCCGGTCATGCCTGGGCGGGACACAGGGCTCCATCCTGGACGCGTTCGGAGGCGGAGAGTATGAGTTCGCGGGCTACACCGTGAAACTCTATCAGCACCGCGGACACGACAACGGCGTCGTGATCCGTTACGGGAAGAACCTGACAAGCCTGGAGCAGGAAGAGGAGATCGACGCGACGATCACGGGCGTATACCCGTTTTGGAAGGGCAGGACCGAGGTGGAAGGCGTCGAAAGCGACGTTCTGATAACACTCCCGGAAAAAGTCCTGCACAGCGAGAATGCAGTGAATTTCCCGTTCCAGAGGACGGCAGTCATTGACTGCTCACAGCACTTCCAGACGCAGCCGACAGAGGCACAGCTGCGGGCCTACGCGCAGGCCTACATCGAGGAGGAAGGCGTCGGAGTCCCGAAAGTCAGCTGGAAGATCTCTTTCGTGCCGCTGTGGCAGTCGGAGGAATACAAAGAGGTCGCGAACCTTGAGCGCGTCCGTCTCTGCGACACCGTGACGGTTAAATTCTCAGCCCTTGGCGTTGACGCCAAGGCGAAGGTGATCGCGACGGACTACGATGTCCTTCATGAGAGATATGACTCTATCGAGCTGGGCGACACCAGGAAGACATTCGCCAGCACAGTAAAAACGGAACTGCAGGCCGCTGAGATGACAGCAAAGCAGAACGTGCAGACGGCAGAGTCTCGGCTGCGTGAAGCGATCGAAACCAATACAGAGACGATCACGGGCGGCCTGGGCGGTCACGTGGTCCTGAAGCTGGACAGCGAGGGAAAACCCGAAGAGATCCTGATCATGGACACTGACGACATACAGACGGCAGTCAATGTATGGCGTTTCAATTTGGGCGGCCTGGGCCACTCACACAGCGGATATGATGGCCCGTTTAATGACGTGGCCTTGACCATGGACGGCAAGATCAATGCAAGTTTGATCACGACAGGAACGCTGGTCGCGACTCTGATCAAAGCAGGAGTTCTGTCAGATGAGGCTGGAAAGAACTACTGGAACATGGAGACAGGAGATTTCCGCCTCAGCCCAGGAACGTCAGTCGGGAACGCGTCGCAGTCCAGAACCATGCAGAGCATCATCGACGGAGTAGACGCCACGATCACCGACGTCGACGTAGAGTATGCACAGAACCAGTCAAACACGCAGGCGCCGACATCCGGATGGAGCACATCCGCACCGACGTGGCGAGAGGGCTGGTATATCTGGCAGAGAACAAAGACCACAACGGCAGCGGGCGCGGAATACAGCCAGCCGACCTGCATCAGCGGCAGGGAAGGCGTGGACGGAACGGATGGCCATGACGGAGCTCCGGGAGCTGATGGGCATGACGGAGCCCCGGGGGCGGACGGGGTCGGAGTGGACTCTGTGGAGATTAAGTATGGAATGTCGGATGGCGCTACGACACAGCCGGCGACATGGTACGACCTTCTGACGCCGGAAAAAGGTAAATGGCTGTGGATCCGGACCGTGACGACGTACACAGACAACAGCGAAAAGACGACATACAGCAAGAGCTACACAGGGACCGACGGCGAAGATGGAAAGAGCGTGTCGATCCAGTCCGCCAGCAAGACAGGAGACACGACCACGGTCGTGATCATCGACAGTGACGGTTCCACAAAGACACTGACGATCAAAGATGGCCAGGACGGCACAGATGGAAGTCCCGGAGCGTATGGATACGTACACATCGCGTGGGCGACCAGCGCAGACGGCTCACAGGGCTTCTCGACAACGGTCAGCGCAGGAAAGACTTATCTCGGATCCTACACAGACAACGAGGCAACTGACAGCACAGACTACAGATCCTATTCGTGGGCAAAGATCAAAGGCGAGAACGGAGCAGACGGAACTGACGGGGACGACGGCATCGGAGTGTCCGCAATCGTAGAACAGTATTATCTTTCGACCAGCAATTCGTCTCAGACAGGCGGCTCCTGGAGCGCAGATCAGCCCGTATGGTCATCGGGGAAATACATCTGGACACGTTCACACATCACATGGACGGATGGAACGGAGACAAACACTTCACCGGTACTCGCCAAAGCGATCAACGGAGCCAATCAGTCAGCGAAAGACGCGGGGGATGCAGTGGCGACATTGAACAACAACCTGACACAGCAGGAGATCTTCAACCGCTTGACCAACAACGGCGAGCAGCAGGGGATCTACATGCAGAACGGGAAACTGTATCTCAATTTTGCATATGCAGTCGGCCAGCTGCTGAAACTGGGCGGAGCTAACAACGCCAACGGGACACTCGAAGTTTACAACGCCAGCAACGTAAAGATAGGCAAGTGGGACAAGGACGGCATCGAAGCATCGGGCGACTTTACGATGACGAACGGCACGCGCTTCGCGAATATGGCGTACATAACCCACAGGGCAGTCAGCCGGAAGAATACAGGGTGGGAAGCTGGTACAAAAAATACCTATGGCCTGAAAATAGGGACAACTCTCGGGACGAGCGAATACGATCTTCTGATCGACGAGGGCGACTATAAGAGCGCGCTCGAGTTCAAGCGGGTGTCGTTTTTCTATGGGACGTCAGGCGGCAAAAATGTGCAGTGGAACTATAACGTCGGAGGAGGAGCCACGCATGGCGTGATCGAGGAAGTCGATTATACAAACAACGAGACAGACTATATCAATTTTTACAGATGGGGCAAAGGCAGGACATTCATGGGCCTTACGCCGGGCAGTTCTGGAGACGAGTCTGCCGACAGGTATGCATTCGGATTCGGAATCAGCGGCATGTTTTTCTCGCATAACACAAAGATGTTCAGCACAGAAACCTGCATGTTCTTTCTGACGGATTCAAAGTTTGCCATCAGGCTGAACGACCAGGCGAGTGCAAATGCGTTCCAGTACGATGGCTCTATCGTAAAAGCAGCAGGCAAACAGCTGGCGTTTGTATCATCCTCATCCAGACGGTACAAGCACGACATAGCCCCGATCACAGATGCAGATCTGGATCCGCACAAACTGCTGGAACTCGAGGTTGTGCAGTTCACATGGAACGAGGACCATCCACTCCAGTATGAGGATATGCGGGGCAAGACAGTCCCGGGCCTGATCGCGGAAGATGTTGCAGAGATCTATCCTGCGGCGGCGATCACGGATCCGGGGACAGGGAAGATTGAAAGCTGGGACGAGCGCAGGATAATCCCGGGCATGCTGGCCCTGATCCAGGAGCAGGCAAAGAAGATCAAGGAACTTGAAAAAAGAGTGGCAGCACTTGAAAGGTGGCAGTGATGGCAGAGACAAACATCATTAAAGCGGCGTTCGGAGCGATCCGGAGCACGACGACCGCGCCGCGCTACAGATACGACTATGGCCAGATCCTGGAGTTGATCGGGATCCCGAACCTTCCGGACGCGTTCGAAGCACACTTCGCAAACGAGGAGGAAGGGACAGCCGTGACGGTGATCGGACAGGCTGGCCGCGTGCCGGTACCGGACAAGCTCTTCGAGTCGGGACTGCCGGTCTACTGTTGGGTCTATGTGCATGATGCGGAAACAGACGGCAGGACGATCTGGAAGACAAAGACGCCTGTCCGGCAGAGGGCAGCTCCTGAAAACGGCCCTGTGGATCCGCAGCAGGCTGATGTGATCGCCCAGGCGATCGCAGCGCTGAACACTGCGGAGCAGAATTCCGCAGCAAATGCAGCGGCAGCGGCAGAGAGCGCAGAAGCTGCTGCACAGTCGGCGGCTCAGTCGGCGCACAGCGCAGAAGACGCTGCAGGGTCTGCAGAGATCTCTGGAGCAGCAGCGGCGTCCGCCCAGGCATTCGCGCAGCACGCCGCAGAGCTGGCCGAAACCGCTAGAGGATACACTGAACTGGCAGGCCAGGCCGCCCAGGCTGCGGAAGAAAGCGCAGGGTCAGCAGAGAAATCTGCAGACCGGGCGGAGATGGCGGCCGCAAACGCGGGATTCTTCGACGTAGAGATCGACGCGCGTGATCATCTGATCTATACGCGCACGGACGAGGTCGACGTAGACTTCAGCCTGGATGATGCCGGGCATCTGATCATGGAGGTAGATTAATGGCCGTTTTATCAAAAGATCTCGGACCCGTCACCGCGTACGCAGCGGCGGTTAATCGCGGATATACGGGCACGCGGGAAGAGTTTGAAGAACTGATGGCATCATATGCCACAGTGGCAGAGCAGGCGGCAGAGAGCGCCGCAGAGGCATCCGCGGCAGCTGAGACTGCACAGCAGGCGGGAACATCAGCGGGAGGCTCAGCGACAGCGGCAGAAGCAGCCCAGGCAGCCGCACAGAGCGCCGCGAACCTGGCAACACAGTCGGCCGCATCTGCTCAGGCGGATGCGTCAGCAGCGTCCGGATCCGCGACAGCAGCGGCTCAGTCCGCGGCATCCGCGGCGGAGTCACAGCAGACGACACAGCAGACGGCGCAGGACTTTGAGGAGACTGCACAGCAGGCAGTGTCTGACGTAAACGCGGCCGGAACCAACCAGAAGGAACTGGCCAGGAGACAGGCGCAGAATTCCGAAGCCTGGGCTGTTGGCCAGCGCGATGGCGATGATGTCGGCGTCTCAGACCCTACATATCACAACAACAGTAAGTGGTATGCACAGCAGGCGGGAACGTCTGAGCAGTCTGCAGGGCAGTCTGCGACAGGCGCGGCATCATCCGCCCAGGCAGCCGCACAGAGCGCCGCAGAGGCGGCAGAGAGCGCCAGGACACTGCAGATCGATGAGTCCCTGACAGAGCCCGGACAGGCTGCGGCGGCTGACAAAACAGGCGCGGTGAGGGATGCTTTTGAAGCACTGGGCATGTCGGTCGTGGACGGAAAACCGTGTATGACATTTCTGACAGATGAGGAGGTCGAAGGATGAGCACAGTAACAAAACCGATGATGCTGGACGAGACAGGGCACCTGATCGTCGAGGGAATCGCGAGACAGAATCTCCTTCTGTCGCGCATGGTAGCACAGCAGGACGCAGCGACGCCGATCGCGACGCTCCAGGAGATCCACAGGGTTGTCCAGTCCGGAGAGGCGCCTAATGTTTTTGCCCCGGGAGATCAGATCTTTTTGAACTATAACGACGGATCCGAGCAGTACGTCCTGCCCTGGGATGTCGTCCACTTCGACAATGTGGAGCTGGCCGACGGCGAGACTGTCCCGGGCATGTTCATCCAGTCACATTATGCGATGGAGGCGTGCCAGTTCGACGGCAACGAGGCGTTCTATGTCGCGCGCGACGCAGCACTCCCTGCTGGCACATATTATGTGACCATGGGGACTGCATGGGGGAGCAACGTGGTCGCAGGAGAGTCATTCTCGTTCACACTGTCAGCAGATCTCCCGGTCGGCGGCATGCTCATGTTCGGCCTGGAATCCAGCACGACAGCAGCCCTGCCGGACAACGTATGGACAAAATGGCGTGTGTGGGTATGGCCGTCACAGACAGCGACACAGCCCACAGAGAAGCTGTCTCTCACAAAGGCGGCAGCAGGGACGAATCTCGGAACACTGTCAGCGGCGACGAAGTACGGAGCTGCGGGCCTTAACCAGCTGCACAGATCTGGCTATGGATATAACCGCTGGAGTCAGAGCGGCATGCGCCAGAGGCTGAACAGCGCAGCGGCAGCGGGCGCATGGTGGACGCCGCAGAACGACTTCGACCGCGCTCCTGATCAGCTGGCAACTCTGCCGGGCTTTATGGCCGGATTCGACAAGGACTTCCTGCAGATCATCAAACCGGTAAAGGTTCGCACAGCCCTGAACACAGTAACAGACGGAGACATCGGGACATATGAGGACACGTTCGACATGTTCTTCCCCGCATCTCTCGAACAGGAATACATCGTCCCGCAGCTGGCCAACGTAGAAGGGACGGCCTGGGAATACTGGAAACAGCGTCTCGGGCTCCCGACTCCCCAGATCACAGGAAACACTGGAGCTAATGCCGCGCATATCAGATACGGATACAATGCACGCACAAGCGCGCAGACCTGCCGGTTGCGTTCGGCGTTTCGCGGCTCCGGCACCTATGTCTGGACCGTGTCCACGTCGGGCTACGCCAGCACCAGCTTCGCGACGTACGCGTTTCGCTGCGCCCCGGCTTGCGTCATCTGTTAATCAATAATCGCCGCCACCCACGGATGGCGGCAGGGAAGGAACAATAAATGTCAGTACCGGTAAATCAGAGGTCACAGAGTAAGCTGGAGGCATGCGTGAAAGCGCATGATCTGTGCGTCTACACGCTCCAGATCACGGCCAACGATAAGATATTCAAATCGGAATATCGGGCGGCGCTGACGGACAAGATCATCGCCACGGCCCTGAATATCCACACGCTGGCATGGAGCGCCAACAATGTGATCGTAAAAGGGCCGGAAGATCTAAAAGGAAGGAACAGGCTGCAGGACGAAGCTGTGATACAGTGCAACGTCCTGCTCAGCCTGATCGAGATAGCGAAGTCGCTTTTCCATTTATCAACAAAGAGGGTTATTTACTGGAGCGCAAAGGCGATCGAGACCAGGAACCTGATCAGGGCCTGGAAAGAATCGGACAAAAAGCGATTCCGGAAAAATAACGGGGTGTAGGCTGTAGCGCAGAACTGCCGGTTGCGTTCGGCGAATCGCGGCAACGGCAACAATGTCTGGAACGTGAACACGTCGGGCAACGCCAACAACAACAACGCGACGAACGCGAATCGCTGCGCCCCGGATTGTGCCATAACAAGCCCGAAAAAAGCGCTGCATAACAGCGCCAGGGCGACCTGATGACGCAAGGAGCCGAATCCCCTGCCGAAAGGCTGAACAATCATTTCATGATGTGCACGACGCGGATCCGCGCCGGCTGGACTATAAACATGGAATCATTAGAAGAAATAATCGGTTTTGACGCCTTGTATGGCTCGATGTTGAAATGCAGGAAGGGCGTCATGTGGAAAGACAGCACAGCGTCGTATTGTCTGAACGGCATCGAACGGACGATGACACTGAGCCGCCAGCTCCACGACGGAACCTATAGAGCACGGCCAACAGTGAGGTTCAGGATAACATCTCCAAAGCCGCGCGAGATAGCGAGCATCACGTTTCGTGATCGAGCATTCCAGAGGAGTCTGAACGACAACGTCGTTTATCCGGTAATGAGTAGATCGTTTATATTTGATAATTATGCCTGCCAGAAGGGAAAAGGAACGGACGCGGCTCGCGAACGTTTGAAGGCCTTCATGCGCAGGCATTACAGGAAACACGGGCCGGATGGGTATGTCGCGCAGTTCGACATCCACGGATATTATCCGAATATGGACCATGCAATAACGGAAGACCTGTTCCAGAGGAAGCTCCCGCCGGAAGTGTTCCAGATGGTCCGGACGATCCTGCGTGCTCAATATGAGGGAGACAAGGGATATAATCCAGGATCACAGCTGATCCAGATCGCAGGGATCTCCATCCTGGACGGAATGGACCATTATATAAAGGAACAGCTGCACGCACATCTGTACATCCGATATATGGATGATTTTCTGATCATCAGCGAAGGCGCACGGTATCTGCAGGACTGCATGGAAAAGATCACAGACTACCTGCGGGAGCTGCGCTTCGAGATAAACCCGAAAAAGACCCGCATCTATGACATGCGGGAAGGGATCCCTTTTCTGGGATTTCGGTTCAAGTTAACGGATACCGGGAAAGTGCTGATGACGATCGACCCGAAGAATGTAAAGCGCGAGCGGCTGAAACTACGGCGCCTGGTGGCCAGGTCGAAACGAGGAGCGCTCCCGAAAGAAAAAGTAGACGAATCCTTCGCCGCGTGGCGTAACCACGCAGGAAAAGGGAACACATACAACCTGCTTCGAAGGATGGACGAATATTACACAGGACTGTGGAAAGGCGGTGAAGCCGATGCTGGTAAGAAAAGAGACTATGAACCTGAATGACCGCGCCCTCTATGAGAATGAGGTCGCCAAATCGGAGCACATGCGTGCTGTCCAGGACTACAACATCATGATGGGCCTGCTGGAAGACCCGGCAGAAGATGACGACGAAGGGAGCGAAGAGGAATGACTCACAGCGAAAAGTTTGAACTCGTCAGAGGATACTACATCAGCGGAGAGTGGAAAAGGAAGGCGGTCAGAAATGCCGTCAAGCGAGGATGGATCACAGCCGCCGAGTATACCGAGATCACCGGCGACGAATACGACGGATGATGGACGAGGAGAAAATAGCAAAGCTGACAGTCCCGGAGATCCTGGACATCATAAGAAGACTCCTGGAGGAGCTGGAGCTCCGGGCGATGCAGTCTGCAGAATAGAGGGAAAAGAAAGTATGGATGTAAAAGTGTTACTTGACGGCTTCCACTTTAGAAATGAAACTTGGGTCCTTATCATCCCTCTGGCGATGATAGCCATCGATTTCTTCACGGGCACAATGTATGCCTGGTCTACATCAACATTCAAGAGCAAAAAGATGCGCTCAGGCCTCACAAAGAAGGTGGGCGAGATCTCAATCCTTGTGATCGGAGAGCTTTTCTCGTACGGGATGAGGCTGCCGGCCTACATCATGCCGTGCGTGTCGGCGTATATCATTTTCATGGAGGTCATGTCGGTAATGGAGAACCTCAAGAAGATGGGAGTGCCGATCCCGGGATTTATTAACCGGGTGCTGAATACTGTAGACGACGTCCTGAGAGAGGAAGATGTCACAGAGGCGGTCAAAAAGGTCGCGGAGCTGGAAAAGGAACTGAAAGAACTGCAGTCAAACACTAAGACGTGAAACTGATCCGGAAGCGCGCGGTCAGATTCTGACCGCGCCTGCCGGGAAAGGAGATGCAGAACATGGCCACAGCTGTATGGGAATATCTCAACGCACTGGCGAAGTATGACGGATCTGAGAAAGCACACGAGGACGTGATCAAGACACTGCAGGCACACGGCCATAAAGTGAAGTGGACGGATGCCTGGTGTACAGAGACGCAGATGGCTGCTCTCTATGACTGCGGAGCTGTCGACCTGGTGGGTGGATATTCGGCCAGTGCCGCCCAGTTGAAAAAGAAGGCGAGCACGAAGTCGAAGTCAATGGTGCACAAAGGCAGCGGCGGAGCCCTTCCGGGCGACATCATGCTTTTTGGATCCGGGGAGCCGAACCACACGGAAGGCGTGATCGGGTACCAGATCAACGTATCCGGCAACTATAACGGAGGATGCAGCCGCAGGAGCTACACAGGTAGAAGTGTACACGGGTACATCCGGCCGAAGTGGGCCATCAAAGAGATGGACAACCTGCAGATAGTTGTCGAGGCATCAGAGTGCATACTCGGAACATATGGAACCAATAACACGCGGAAAAAGATGCTGGCAGTCTTCGGCAGGGATAACGCGGAAAAAATCCAGGATGAGATCGACCGCGTATGGAACGACATGAACATGATCCTGTTCGACATGGCTGTCTATGTGATCTTTGGACGCGCAGGAAAAGGGAAGTACAGGAAAAAGCGTCTCGGAAACTACGCGGAGAGAGTCCAGGACAAGATCGAAGAGATCTATGCGCTCCGCGGCAGAAGCATCGAAGACGCTGCCCAGCTGGTACTGGACGGCAAGTTCGGGACGAATGAGGTCAGGCGGCTGCTGCTGCGTTTCTGCGGATATGATCCGGAAAAGGTACAAGCCGCAGTAAACGATGCGCTGGAAGCGCCGGCAAAACCACAGACAGGGGAAAGAAAGACCGGCTCCATCATCTCGCTGTTCCGCGACAAAGCGCGCGGCACAAAGAGTATCGACGGCCTGCAGGGAGACTGCATCATCGTGAAGGACGATGCAGGCAGCGCGCTGATCACAGATGCATACAGATCCGGTGCCCTGGAAAAGATCACCAAAGAGATCGCGGGATGCCAGACAGTAGATCTGTTTTTCACGCACCCTCATAGTGATCACATGAGCTCGAACGGCAACGCGCTCATCAAGAAAAAACTGATACGCAGATGCTATGTGCCGGCAGAGATTACGATCGCCAGCGAGTATAAGAGCAGATACAGAGCGCTCCTGGACGATTGCAAAAAGTACGGGACCGAAGTGATTGTGCTTAACCAGGGCAGTATATTCCAGTGCGGGAAGATCCGCGGAACAGTCATCTTCCAACAGTCGAACAGCAGCACGGACAGCGTCAACATGAGGAGCCTGTGCACACTGATCGAAGTGGCCGGCATCCGGATGCTGAACTGTGGAGACCATCACTGCGGAATGAAGGAGTCGCTGTTTGATCCGCATAGGATCGGGCATGTTGACGTATACATCTCGAGTCATCACGGGCTCTATACCGGAGACACCGAAAACTTTGTGAAGGTGATAAGCCCGGACTGGATACTGCATACCGGGTGGAAATCCTGGCCTCTCGGATCTGTGTGTCAGGATGCGAAGACAAAAGCCGCACAGAAGGTATATCAGAAATACGGGATCATGCTCCCCGGAGACGTTGTTGGACGCACAGAGCTGATGATCGAGGACGGCATGATCACCGCAAAAGGCGAAAAGAACATGACCGGGAAGACTGTCTCATACATACTGGATGGAAAAACGTGCCAGAAGACGGTCCACGTATGCACAAAGACCGCGTTCGTGGCAGTAAGGTCCATGGTCCCGAAAGGGGCAGAACTTGCCACATAATAGCAGAAGGGAGAAAACGATGCTGAAAGGAGTGGACATAGCGAGCTATCAGTCCGGAATGGACTGCTCGAAAGTTGAAGCGGATTTTGTGATCGTGAAAGCGACACAGGGGACCAGTTACACGAATCCGTATTTTGCGAAGCACTACTCGCAGGCCGTTGCGGCCGGGAAGCTGGTCGGAGCATATCACTACGCATCCGGAGGAGATCCGACTGCAGAGGCGGATTTCTACCTCAGGATCGTCGGCCACAGAGCAGGAGACTGCGTGCTGTGCCTGGACTGGGAACACAACCGGCCGGGCGGAGAGAACTGGATGTTCAATACATCCAAAGAGGTAGACTGGGTGCAGAAGTTCATGCAGCGCGTGCACGAAAAGACAGGAGTGTGGCCGCTGTTCTACTGCTCGGCAAGCGTCACACGCCGCCGGGACTGGTCGAAGGTGGCAAAACACTGCGGCCTCTGGCTGGCACAGTACGCGAACTATGAGATCACGGGATACAAGACAAACCCGTGGACAGATGGAGCGGCCTGCGGAGCCTGGGGGCGCAGTATTGCGATCCACCAGTACACGCCTTCGGGATCTATCAAAGGATACAGATGCAGCAGGCCTCACGGACTGGATCTGGACATAGCCTATATGACACGCGAGCAGTGGACAGCATACGCGAAGGGCGACGAAAAACAGGCACATGCAGAGCGCTCGTTCCCGGATAAGACTGACAAGGAACTGGCAGTGGAAGTCCTTTTCGGACTGCATGGCACGCGCGAGACAAAGCCGTCCAGGGAAGAGAACCTGAAAGACAGATACTCCGGGACCCAGGACATTGTAGAACTCTACATGGACAGCGCAGGCGATCAGCTGCAGGCGATCATGGCGTACATGGAGAAGTTCGGCGGGAATGCACTGATGAAAAAATGATCGGAGGCGGAAGAGATGATCAGAGCCTGCTTCGAAGAGGAGTATGTCGCCAAGACACTGCAGAAGAGCAAAAAGAAGGACCTTGCGATCATAGACACCGATGGGATCAGCAAGGCTGTGATCAAAGCGGCTGTGGATCGCGGCGTCTTTGTTTACGGATATATGAACGCAGGAGCACTTGAAAAAGAGCGGAGCTACTATCCGGCATACAAACCGCTCAGGATTGCGAAGTATGATGGATGGAGCGGCGAGTATTGGATAGACCCGACAGCCCAGGAATGGCAGCAGCATCTGTGCGATCTCGCGGAAGACATCAAAGCGACTGGCGCGATCGGTCTGTATTTTGACAATACGGACATCTATTACATGATCGGCCACGGATTTAAAGATCCCATGCGTGAAGTCCCGGCAAAAGCAGAGGCATACAAAGCGCTGGCAAACGTGATCAACACCATACAGAACGACATCGGTATGATCGTCATGCCGAACGGCGGGGATGTGTTTGTCAGAAAATTCATGTGCCAGTATCCGGGGGCGATCAGGACGATCATCCAGGAGGGAGCCCTCTACGAGAACTTTAAAAAACAGCCGTCTGCCGAAAGAAGGTATTTAGCGGAGTGGATGGACTGGGCCAAAGAGCACGGAGCCTATATCCGCGGGATCGAGTATTGCAAAAAACTGAGCCAGATCGCAGAGTGCAAAGCGTACTATTTAAAGCATGGCTGGCAGGGCTTGTATATAAGTAAACATACTTACTTAAAAGGAGACTGACGGCAGCATAAAGAGCATAGAGACGTTCCGGATCCGGACATCTATGCAGATAAAAACAGCCCAGGAGCACAATGGCCCTGGGCTGTTTTCTGTTACAGTTTGATTGTTACGATAAACACATGCCGCCACAGCAGGAACACCAGAATGTTCGACTGTGACCCATACACTGGAATGGTCGGGGCAGGAGGCGAACCTCCGGCCCCTTCAAGATCTGTCAGCGTCACCTGCTTTTTATTCTCCCCGTCAGGCCGGTAGTTGAAGGTGATCGTCATTTTGTCATCGTAAAGATATATGGCATTGACGAAAGTATCGACGATGGACTTCCGGTCCTCTTCACGTTCCGGATCAGCGTCGCGGAAGCGCAGTAAAAAGAATTCGATGCGCTCGCGCGTCAGCTGAGGCCCGGCTGCCAGCTCCGCCTGGGCGATGGATCTGGCCAGCGCATCCTTCTGGGTCTCGAGAGCCTGCAGGCGGCTGACAAGGGTATCAGAGACGGCTCCGGCCTCCATGGCGCGCACGAGGTTGGAGATCCCGCGCTCCGCTTCGCGCAGCTCCGCTCGCAGGCCTGCAGTCTCGTCCACAGCGGCAGTCTCTTCCTGATAATATCTCCATGCAGCGTCGACGATCTGGGAAAAGAGGGTGTCATCATGCAATAGCTTCAGGATCTCGGAGATGACAAGAGGCTCGATCCAGTCCTGGCGGACGTTCTTCTTTTTGCATCCTCCGCCCTTGCGGCGTTCTGAACAGGCATAATAGCCGTATTTTGTCCCGTGACGGTTATTGCCGGACATGCCGATCATCATGGAGCCGCAGTGGCCGCAGAACAGCTTCCCGGTGAGCAGGTAATCAGTATAGCCCCATGCATGGGACGGCATGCGTCTATTCATCTGCATAACAGTCTGCACCTTTTTGAATGTCTCTTTGTCGACGATGGCGGGAATGGCATCCTCATCATGGATGATGTCCTTGAAAGTATATGTGCCAATATAGCGTTCATCCTTGAGCATGCGCGGCAGTGTGGTTTTTGTGAATCTCGTCCCGCGAGCGTTCCGGATCCCTGCCTGGTCGAGCCAGGCCAGCAGGGAAGAGATCGTCTCTCCGCCGGCATAGCGCTGGAAGATCTGCCTGGCGATCGCGGCCCGATCGGGATCGATCTCATAGCTTTTATCCGGAGCCGCCCGGAAACCATAGGGCAGATGCCCGCCGATCACATGGTGCTTCTTGGCAGACTCCAGCTTCCCGCGGGAGACGTTCTGCGACAGCTGCAGGCTGTAGTATTCCGCCAGGCCTTCGAGGACAGACTCCAGGATCACGCCTTCTGGCCCGGGCGAGATATTTTCAGCCACGTACTCGACACGGACACCGTGATTCTTCGCCCTGGCCTTGTTTATAGCGATCTCGTACCGGTTCCGGCCGAACCTGTCGACCTTCCAGACGATGATGACAGTGAACTGATGCTTCGCGCAGTCGGCCAGCATCCGTTGAAACTCTTCGCGGTTGTCATTTGTCCCGGTCTTCGCTCTGTCACAGTAATTCTGGATGATCGTATATCCTTTATCAGCTGCGTATTTCCGGGCAGCCGCCAGCTGGCCCTCTATGGACTGCTCGTTCTGGCCCCTGGAGGAATAGCGGGCATAAACGACGGCATTCTCAGACATAAAAATAACCTCCGCTTGCAATACCTGCACACGGAGGCTATAATGACAGTGTCAAGCACATACCCGCCGCGTACTGGGTATAGAGCACCAGCCTACTGCTAATAGGCCGGTGCTCTTTTTGATTTAGGTTTGCATGACTTTACTTGCTTTCAAGCAAAGAGCAGAGGCGGTCGAGCTGACGAATGATGATGAAATTCTGCTCGACGATTGCGCGCTGGTAAGAGATAGGCAGCATAACCTCAGGCTTTGCCATAGCGATTTTCATGCCGGTCTCAGACAAACCGGTACCCAAAAGCTCCTGCGCAATCTTCCGAACGCTGTCAAGATCGCGCTGATCAGCCAGGCTGTCGACACCATACTTCTGCAACAGCTTCTGCTCTTTTCTCGCCTGTTCTTCTGCCTTTTCTTCAGCTGATTTAAATAACGCCATAATGACCTCCTGAATAAATAGTAGTAAATATAAAATTCTGAAAAATAGCCCGTCATCTGGACGGGCCTTTTTTCATGCGTCTAACTGCGCGTCTGAAGCTGATGATCCGTCCTTGTGATTCTTTTCCTCTTCCAGATCCGCGCGGTATGCTTCGATCTCATCGACCTGGGCCTGCACAGTGTCCTTCTTTACACGCTCTCGAATATTGCGCATATATGCCTTGAGTACATCTCTTGAGTGAGCGTCAAGTCTTAAGCATTCCTGAATGATCACGCGATCGAGGCTGTCCAGATTGAATTCATGGCATAGGGCGTCGACGGCGTCCTCAGGCACTTCGGCAAAAACTTCGCCCTGGCCATCACGAAGCCAATTTTCGTTAACATTGAACACGCGGCAAATAGAATTAAACATCTGATCAGTGACGTTGTTGCGGCCTCTTTCAATGTCTGATATAGCGGCTTTAGTTACGCCGACCTTTTTACCGAAAGCCTCAAGAGTGAGATGGAGTTCATCTTTTCTAAGGATTCTTATTCTTTCATTTATAGTCATTTCAATATCCTCCCAAGAAAAATATAGCACGACAGAGCCCACGTTTCAATACATAAAGTACGTTGGACGAACAAAAACGCCTTGACAGAGTACGTGCGACGTATTATCATGTACGCATAACCGACACGAAAACCGCACAACCAGACAAAGAAAGGAAACAAAAAATGAAAGGCACATGGGGAATACAGACATTGACCTACTGCGGCCCGCAGAGGTACAGAGTCGTCAGGCTCAAAGCTGTCGACGAAACGTCGCGCGAATCCGTCGCCGCTTTTGAGCATGGCGAATTCAAGGGCATACCCGATCAGAATCTGGAGATTGCCGGCGCATTCGCCACATATGAAGAGGCGGCGCAGGAGCTCTACAAGCGCCAGCAGGAAGAAAAGATGCATCCCTGGGTAGTCAATTACTTAGCCAGGAACATGGATCTGTTCGACGGCACGTCCGGAGCATCAGGACATGTGACGCTCGTATATGCGAGGAACATCTCCGACGCGGCCAAAGAAGCTGTATACGCAGCCATGAAGCTCAGCGTCACTACTGCGGACAGCATCTTCATCACGGACATCGGGATCGGAGAGGAATCAAATGCGGGCCTGTACGGATGCGCTCCGCTGGATCCGCTGGCGGATGACTACTGGCCGGAATAAGGACCGGGGAAAGGACAAGGATATGAAGATCAATCTGGAAGACGGAGACAAGAAGTTCAACATGGAAGGCAGAGTGGCATGCGTGACCACCATAGATCCGAAACAAAGGCCGGAAGGTGATGCCGACGTGGCGCTGATGCTGGTAGGCGGCCCGGCCACTTCGCCGGAGATCATCAGGGCGCAGGCAAGGACCACGTTTTCACTGCTGAAAGCACTGGCCGAGAACGACAAAGTGCCCAGCAGTTATTTATGGAATGCCTTCAGAATGGAATACGAGAGCGCATGCAAGACGACGCAGGAGGTAGGAGTAAAGGAGGAGATCGTTCCGGCAGGCCGCGGGAACGACATCTTCACCGGCCCGATGTCAGACTTCAAATAAGGAGGCGGCCATGGAAGAACTCAGGACTCCGCTCACGGCCGCGGAACTGATCGAGTATCTGCAGATGTTCCCGCCGGAATCACAAGTCTGTGTGTATGTGATCGACACGCACAAAGAACGGAAGGTGATGTTCGGGAAGACTGACGAGATCCTGATCACGGATTCAGACTGGCCGGTCGCGTTCATCAACATAGACGTTGATGATCGGGATGACATCACGGCGGAGGTCGACGCATCCACAGAGGAAGGATAGGAGGACAAGGGAAAGGAGAAAAGGAAATGGAAGAGAAGAAAGAAACGCTGGCACAGCGCCAGGAAGACATGAAGGAATTCGCGCAGCTCCTCAAGGGACTGTCCCATGAGGAGAAGCGCGAGATCCGGGGCATCTTGATCGGTATGCAGCTCAAGCGCGACCAGATGGAGATGGAGGCAGAGACAACAAAGACGGCCTGACAAAAGCACAGGCGGAGGGAAACGGCATGCTGGACGTATGGACAAAGAAACTGCTGTCCGATCTGATCAGGAGCGCAGAAGAATTCTATAAGGATCCCGAGAACGAGAAGGAGTTCCAGGAATGGCTGGCCCGGCGGCAGAGGGAGCCGAAGGAAGAGGGCGATGCGCGTCCGGCATGAACGGCAGGAGGAAAACAAAGCCCATGGGCAGACACAGAGACCCGATCAGGGAAGCAGACAGAAAGCTCCAGGAGGAAGGAGAGCGCCAGGTGCAGCTGATCTACAGCTCAGCCGCTCTCGCACTATGGAGAAACTGGGGCTGGCGCAAAGACAGGATCCGCAGGCTCTTCGAGCTGTCGCAGGACATCTGGGAGGAATGCGCGAAGGACATCGACCACAGCATGATCGAGATGTGCGAGGCGGAGACAGGGATCGAGATCCAGAACGGCAGCGGGAAGAGCTGGCGGGATCTCCACTATCTCAATTCAAAGGTAAACCCGGGAAGGATGACGCCGGCCAAATGGATCTACATGAGGCGCCAGCAGATGGAGTGGATGGCTCCGCAGGTCGTTGCGGGGATCATGCTGGCGCTCCATAGAAAATACAGTTTCGGATACGATCGCTGTGCCCGCGTATACGCGCAGATCAACGCGGTCGAACGGGAATGCGGCATGGACCACAAAAGGGCCATAGAAGCCTGCAGAAAAGAAACGTCTATCAATATCTACAAAATCTATGGATCAGAAAAGGAGGAACACAAATGAAGATCTTCAGGACCATTGAAAAGGGAACAGACTGGGAAGAGATTAAAATGATGATCGCGGGCGGAGAGTTCAACTCCGGAGACGAGATAGAGATCGAGGGCGCCCTCTGGCGCGTCCTGGAAGTGGATGAAGATAAGAAGAGCATCCTGATCTGGAAGCATACCATGTGCGACGACTTTGTGGTTTTCAACCGCAACGGATCCAGCACATACGAAGGTTCGGATCTCCAGAACTACCTGCAGAACGACTTCCTGGAACAGATCCCGGAAGAGATGAAGGAGCTGGTCTCTATCGACGGGTTCTTCCCTCTGTCCATCGAGGAACTCCGGGAGTATCTTCCGCAGGAGGCTGACAGGATCGCGACGGACGAAGACGGAGATACTGTCTGGTATTGGTTGCGTTCGGCGAATCGCGGCTACGGCCGCAATGTCTGGAGCGTGACCACGTCGGGCACCGCCTACTACAGCAGCGCGACGACCGCGAATCGCTGCGCCCCGGCTTGCCGTCTCATCATCCATTAATCAATAATCGCCGCCACCCACGGATGGCGGCCGGGAGCAGATAGCAAGATAAGGGGAAGCGAGAACATGAATAAGGTAAAGATCGAGAGGAGCACATGCGGAGATACAAGGACGGCCGAAAGAGTGCCGTCGTTCGGAGAATTTGATAGAAGCAACCGCATGCACCGGCAAGATGTCAGAGACATGATGAACGAGCTCGCAAGAGAATTGCAGGGAGCCGGATCGGCGCATGATTACACAAAAACTGCCGAGCCGCATAAGAGTCTGTTCTATCGCGAACTTTGCGCAACGATCGAAGGGAAGATGAATTTTGCGGAAGACGGCAAATGGTATCGGATGCACTGTGAAACAGAGCGGCACCATCTCAATGAGCACTGTCCGGAAGACGTCAACCTGATAGACGTGCTCGAGATGATATGCGACTGCGTGTGTGCCGGCATGGCCAGAACCGGAGAGTTAAGGCCTGTCGAGATCTCGCCGGAGATCCTGCAGAGGGCGGTCGAGAACACGGCGAAGATGTGCGCTGACGCAGTTGAGCTCATGGGGGATTAACAAGGAAGGGGGATGACATCATGAAAACGAAACTGATCAGGCGCGTCGCCGTCCTGCTGGCACTGGCCATGATGCTGCTGATCGGCAGCGGGACAACTGCCCAGGCAAAGGACGCGCCGCCCAGGAACGGCAGATACGAGGATGCTGCGGGCAACATCTACATATATAAACATGGAGAACCGCGGAAGGGCTGGTTCACCTACCACGGCCGCAGATACTACGGCCACGAATCAAATAGCTGCGTATATCCGGCCGGATCAGTGACCAGGGATGCGTTCCGGATCAAGAACGGCAGGCTCTACTATTTCAAGGGAGACGGAGCAAAGCAGACAAAAAGGAGCGAGAACATCATCCTGAACCACAACAGCACATCGGTCAGATACATAAAGATGCCTGGGCCTGTGCCGTATCGGTTCAACGTCAGGCTCCGGCGTTATCAGTACAAGACAGGGGGCCACTGGAAAGATACAGGAATGCAGTGCTGGCCGTATGGACAGATCGACTGGCAGCCTTAAATGATCGCAGGAGGGAACAAAGCATGGTCAGGGCAACCATTAAAGACCTGGAAGTAGCAAACAGAGAATACACGATCGACTCTAAAGCCGCGATCGTGACGCTGATCAGGCCGGAAGATCGCGAAGGCGCATTCGCCGGAAGCCTGGCGATGGGCAACGTCTCGGAGAAAGAGATGACCAAAGCGATGGCGATAACCGTCCACGGGATCATAAATGCCTGGGCAGGAGGGAACGAGATTAAAGCGATGCAGCTTCATGAAATGTTTGTAAATGAGATGATCTCGGTGCCGGGATCCACGAGACATGTCCAGGAGAGGAGGGAGATGCATAAGACATGAAGTGCGAAGTATGCGGCCGCGCCGTCAGCTGGAGGATGAGAGGCATCTGTCTCGCATGCAGATACAAAAGAGCGAAGGGGCAGGCCCGCGTCATGAAGCCTGATCCGGCAGAGGGCAGCCAGAAAAAAGCGGGAGCCGCAAAGATCAGGATCCCGACATGCAAGCTCCCGATCCCGAAGCTGAAACCGACATATCCGGTCAGGATCGGCGAAGTTGTGCCGGCGACCATAACACGATCGTGGACGGAGAACTATCCGGACTTCCACGAACGGCGTGTCCGCGGCGGGAAACTGTCCGTAAAGAGCAAAAAGGAGAGGAAGGAAAACGGAGGTGTATGAAATGGCAAAGACAGACGTCAGGTCTGAAAGGGAAGACATGAACAGGATATTCAGCGCGAAGCGCCAGTGCGCACAGATCTTTAAAAAGTCTGAACTGTCGCTGGACGAGATCTGGACGGTGACTGCAGACCTGAAAGAAGCAGCGGAAGCCATGATGGACGGGGCCGTCGACATAGACGGAAAAGCGGCGTGGTTCCACAGCCTCATGGAGTCCTTCCTGGCCGGATCCGCGGCGGCATCGATCATTATCATGCTCTTCATCCTGGCGCTTCGCTGAAGGGATGAGGGCGCGGGGCGTAGCTCAGCAGGAAGAGCGCCATGCACATGCATGGAAGGCGCGGGTCCGGATCCCGCCGCCCTGCCGCGGCGAAAGCCGCAGAATAAGAGAGGATGACAGCTGGAAAGACAGCATCCGTTTCGTTGCGGTAGTTCCGGAGCAGCCCTGCAGGCGCAATGCCAAAAGAACCGCAACAGCGGCCCGGCTCAAGGGCGGCGCGAGCCCCTTTCCGCGTACAAGGGCAAGCGCCGGCGGACAGTCTATGGAGAACGGGCGGCTGGCACAAGCCGCACAGCCGGGGTCAGATCCCGGGGTCCGCTTTATAGTGATCACTACATATTAATAAGAAAAACAGGAGGGAAGACAATGAGCGAGCATGTGACATACGGAGATGCTGCAGCCGGCCTGCAGCTGATCAGGCAGAAACAGGATGCTGTATCGAAAGCGAAGCGGGCTCTGTCTGGGATCGCGTGGCAGGAGAACACCGTGATCAAGGCGATGATCAAGCTGGATAAGGCATATGACCAGCTGGAAGAGCAGGCGAACAGGATCCAGAGGAATATCAAGGCCGCGAAAAACAATAATTAAAATACTGCATGAAAAAAAGCCTTCAGGGAGACCTGAAGGCTTTGCAGAAGGGGCCGCGCTGGGCGGCTCAACCGCATGACCAGACACTTCAGATAATAGCTTAGATGACCGATAAAGTCAATGAGGTCACATGACAGCTGTTTTTAATCGGCCTTGTAATGGATATTAACAAATCCACGAACAGGGATCTCAGGCACAAGTCACGGTCTGGCCAGATAAAAAGATAGACACATGGATGGAGATGCGCGCCGGAGGCGCGCCCTGTTCCCCTGACGAAGCGCATGCGCGAGGAAGGATTGAAAGAAGGCCGCTGTCATGACCAGAAGCAGGAATAAACACCGGAGGCGGAACCGGATCCCGCCGTATGATTATGAGCTGGCATTCCGCCAGAACCTGGAAGACCTGCAGGAGGCAGAGGCCAGGAGGACAGCCGCTCACGGCATCCGCTATGCGGCCAAAGAGATCAGGTCAGGCGGGCAGCTGGAAGTGGAGATCTATCCGGAATTCGAGCGGGGAAAGAATCCGTATGAGCCGACGCAGGCGCAGAGGGAGTCCCAGCGCAGGGCCCAGAGAAACCTGAATGAGCGGAACAGCAGGAAACAGTGCGAACGGATCCTGAATGCCAACTTCGGGACGGGGGACATCTGGGCGACATTCACGTACACGGACGATTGCATGCCGGAGACAATGGGCGAGGCCTTGAAGAACATGCAGAACTTCATCCGCCGGCTGAACTACCAGCGAAAGAAGCGGGGCCTGTCAAACGCCAGGTATGTCTATGTCACCGAAGGGACGCAGGAAGGCCGCTGGCATCACCATGTCGTCCTGGACGGAGACATGGACATGGACACAGTCGAAAGACTATGGACAAAAGGGCGCAGGAACCAGACCAGACGTCTGGAAGCGGACGAGAACGGCCTGTCCGGAATGGCCAACTACATCACGAAGGAGCGCAAGAAGAAGTCGCAGAAGCGCTGGACACCTTCCAAAGGCTTGAAAAAGCCGGACGAGCGCGTGAACCACTACAAGTTCAGCAGGAAGGACATCCGGGACATGGCCATGGACGAAAACTGCATCGAGAGGAAGATGCTCAAGTGGTACGCGCGCCAGGGCTACGTCTTCACGTCCGCAGAGCGCAGGACCAACACCGTGAACGGCGGAGTGTACATCTATGCGAAACTGCGCAGGGAGGATGCGAAGGCTCCGCCAAAGAAAAAGACCATCCGGCGCAGCGCGTCGAGGAAAAAGGAGTAAAGCGAAGGAAATGAACAGGGGACGCATGCTGAGGAGCGAGGACACGGAGCAGATGAGGGTGTTTGACTGGGCACGCTGGAAAAGGACAAGACATCCGGAGCTGTTCCTGCTCCATCACATACCGAACGGCGGGAGCAGGAATGCGGCAGAGGCCGTAAAGCTGAAAGCGATGGGCGTGAAGGCCGGAGTGCCGGACATTCATCTCCCCGTCCCGAAAGGAGGATACAACGGTCTGTGGATCGAGCTGAAGGCAGAGGGCGGCAGGATCCGTCCGGAGCAGAGGGAATTTCTGCAGGCCGCGGCGGAGTTCGGCGGATACTGCGTCGTGTGTTACGGGGCAGACGCCGCGATCGCGGTCCTGGAGGACTATCTGAACCTGCAGCCCATAAACACGGGGCTGAGAGAGAATCTCCCGCGCGTGCCGAACCTGTCGATACTGAGGGAAGACGGGAGGATAAAAGAACTATGAGCCTGAAAGACATGCTGGAGATACTGCACAACTCCGACCGGATCAGGATCTACAAGCGGACGCCGGAGGGAAAGAAGATGCTGTGCGCCGAATGGTGCGCGATCATCAAACAGGATCCGGAGGGAGAAGGGGTATCTGCAGAAGACCTATCCGCAGAAGTGAGAGACCTGCGGGCAGTGCCGGAGATCCGGGGCCGCAACTGGAAACAGGAAGGGCTCGCGGGACCGATAGATCCGGCAGTGACGCCGCTGTACAAACTCGCGGATCTGGAGATGCGGCTTTATTACAACATCACGATCTGAGGAGGCGGGTATGGACGAGAACGACATTATCGGCATGTACAGGGACGCAAAGAACAAAGACAGGCAGATCGATATATTGGCCGAACTGATGGACATGTCGAAGTATGAGGTCATGGCTGCGCTGGTAGCCGGGGGACAGGAGCTCCCGGCGAGGACAAGGGGCGTCACGCTCAGGCGCCTGCAGTTTCTCGAAGTGCGGATCAGAGACATGGAAGAGGAGTACAAAGCCATCGTCAGGGCACTGACGGGAGAAAAGGAGGATAAAGAATGGCAGAGGGCGAAAAAGCTATGGACGGCATGATCGGACAGCAGCTGTCCTTCACGGATGCGACAAAAGCGTCGATAGACGCAAAGATCGAGGGCAAACCGACCGCATGGATCGATGAGCGGACGGTCGATCTCAGGGAGATCTACAGCAACAGCCGGAATTTCTATGCATGCAGCGACATCGAGCAGCTGGCGCAGTCGATCAAGTGTTTCGGCCTGATGGAGAACCTGACCGCAGTGGAAAAGCCGAACGGACAGGGCCAGAAATACAGGATCGTGGCAGGCGAGCGCCGCTGGCGCGCTCTGAAGATGCTGGTGGAGGAAGGACACCCGGAATTTTATAAAGTGTCCTGCACGATACTCGCAGGAGACAGCCTGGATGATGACCAGGAGATGATGCGTCTGATCGCGGCCAACCAGTACAGGCAGAAAACATTCCGGGAACAATCGGAGGAGATCAGGCAGGTAAAACAGATCCTGCAGAAGGACGCATCGGCAGAGGGCGGACGTCTCCGGGATGCCGTCTCCAGGATGACGGGCATCAGCAGCACAAAGATCGCCCAGATCGAGGCGATTGACCACAACCTGATCGGAGCGTTCCGGGATGCGCTCAAGAGCGGGGACATCACGTTCTCCGCGGCATACGAGCTGTCTGGTCTTCCGTCAGAGGAGCAGGCGAAGCTGTACGGAGACCATATGATGGGCCAGCAGCTGTCTGTGCAGCAGATCAGGGAGCTGAAAGCAGAGCTGGCACAAGCGAAAAAAGAGATGGATGGCCAGATGGACATTTCAGACTTCCTGCAGGACGAAGAGGAAGAACAGGAAACGGCAGAGGGCACGCTCCAGGAGGCAACGGAAGATATAAAACCGGCAGAGGGAGATCTTCAGCCGGCAGAGGGCGCAGAACCGGATCTTTATGCGGAGAACCTGGAACCGACAGACGAAGAGGTCGCAGATGCGTGGAGTCAGGTAAAGATCAGGATCCAGATCAGCGAAGACACTACAAAGACAGGACTGCGCGAGCAGCTGAGGAGACATCTCGGCTCGTCGTGGCGGGGATTCACCACAGGGACATGCGAGAAGACCTGGCATGTAGATTGTGATCCGGTCGCGATCAGGATTGGAGCAGTGAGCCCGGACGGGAGGCATGTCGACCGCAAGAAGCTCACGTGGAATCAGTTCGTGAACAGAGTGATCGCCCTGGGCCTGTTCGAACCTGCTCCGGAGCTGGTAGACGCGCATCCTCAGGCACAGGAAAGCCTCTGCTATTCCTGCAGCAATTACGAGCTCTGCCCGCAGAAACAGACTAACGTTACAAAGTGCGACAGCTTCGCCGACCGGAAAGAAGCCCAGAAAACAGAAGAACAGCGCTATAACGAGGAACAGGACCGCATCGACCGCGAGACAAAACAGAAGTTGCAGAAAATGCAGGAGGATGCCGCGGAAGAAAAGCCGGTACCTGCAGGCAGGAGCTGGAGGACGGTGAGAGTATCGGAGACGTTCCTGGATAACGTTATATCGCGGAAGGTGCCGTATATGATCATGCGGCGCGACCTGATGCCATACAGGACGGGCGACATCATACTCCTGATCGGGATGAAGGATGGAGTGCACACTGGCAAGAAGGTCGAAGTCCGCGTGACTTGCGTCGACACCAGCCACACTTCCAGCGGGATCGTAGAAGGATATGCGGTGCTGGGCATCATGCCGGCAGACGAAAAGGAGGATAAAGCATGAACAAGGTGATCATGATCGGGAGACTGACAAGAGATCCTGACATCAGATACACGCAGGGGCAGGATCAAACATGCATAGCGCGCTTCACGCTCGCGGTCGACAGGGGAAGGAAACGAGAAGGCCAGGTGAATGCGGACTTCCCTTCCTGCGTAGCGTTCGGAAAGATTGGGGAGTTTGTAGAGAAATGGATCCGCAAGGGAACAAAGGTCGCAGTCACGGGACGTCTGCAGACAGGGAGCTACACCAACCGAGACGGAGTGAAGATCTACACGACTGACGTTGTGATCGAGTCGATGGAGTTCGCAGAGAGCAAAGCGGCATCCGGATCTGCGACAGCGAACACGGCCGCAGCACACGAGCAGGCTCCTCAGCCGGCAGAGGGAGATGCAGGTATCGATGGATTCATGAACATTCCGGACGGCATCGATGAGGAATTGCCGTTCTCATGACGGAGGGAAAAGATGGGAATCATCATCACAAAGTTCCTGATAGTGGCAGCGATCGCCGCGTGCGGGATGTATGTGTGCTGTGTGATCTATACGGAGACGGAGCGCGAGCTCAGGGACATCATGGCCATCATAGATGGTCAGGACGCAAAAGAAGACAGTGGTCAGATTCTGACACCGACACCTCTTGAATCCTGCGTCAGAGAAACGATACGTGAGACACCGAAAGAAGAACGCAGGCCTGCAGCCGGAAAGACTGCAGCGGCAGAGGGCCGGACAGATCTGGATCCTAAGGCGTGGGGCAGATACTACCAGCTCCGCAGGCAGATGACAAACAACTACAGGAAGATGCATGGAATGCCGATGATCAGAAGGCTGAAGAGGCGCAGGGCTAAAAGAACCTGATCACCGGCAGGAAAGCACAGAAGGGAGACGGCAGATGGAGATCCTGAGAGTGGTATGTATAGCGGCTGTGATCGTTGCTGTGTTCTACGTGGTAGCGCTGGAGACACAGCTTCCTGTGTCCAATGACGCGCTGTTCGTCGGGCTGTGCATCCTGGGAGCGGGAGCGCTGGCATCAGATGGAAGCGGAGGAGGGAAAGGGAATTGACAGCGAAGGAGTACCTGAAGAGATTCGCCGCCGTGCGCAGGGAAGCGGACGAGGCAGAGGAGAGACTGCGTCGCCTGAATGCCAGAAACAGGAACAGAATGGACGAGTGCCAGCGGGAGATGGAGGAGCTGACAGACCTGCTGATCCAGAAGACGAAACGTTGCATCGGGATGGAGATCGAGATCCGCGAAAGGCTGGAAAAGATTGAGAACGACGAGGAGCGCACGATCCTGGCATATCGATATATCGACGAGATGGCATGGACGAAGATCGCGTCCAGGATGCACATGTCGGAGCGGACAGTCTACTACATGCACGGCCGCGCGCTCCTGCACTTCCGCGTCCCGGAAGTTTGCACGCCGTTGCAGTCTGGCAAAACGTAGAATGTTAAATGGCAAATAGCAGATGACAAGAGAAGAGAAGATGCGGTTCTACCACTCGAGCGCGTGGAAGGAGATGTCGAAGTACATCATGCGGCGCGACCATCGAGAGTGTCAGGAGTGCGGGAAGAGAGTCAGGCAGGCAGCGGCAGAAGGAGTGCTGCTGCCTGCTTTGGACAGGAAGGTCAGGCGGGCCACACAGGTGCATCACATTGTGCCGTATGAGGTCAGGCCTGATCTTGGTCTGGACGAAGACAACCTGGAAGCAATTTGTGATAAGTGTCACAACCTTTTGCACGGACGGACATGGAAACAACTGCAGAAACCAAAAAAGAAATACGCGACAGAAGAAAAATGGTGACGCCAGACTCCCCCCGGGTAAAAGTTTGAGAAATTTTCGCTGGAGGGAA